TTTTTCAAACCTAATAGTTCTAAAATTTTCATTTACTTGCCTTTTTCTTCGTAGTCTTTTTTGTTTTCTTAACTGGTGCTGAAACTTCTTCAACAACAGGTTCTTCAACGATAGGTTTTTGAACTAATGCTGGTTTAGTTACTTCTAATCCTTGCATATCAACTTTACCTTCGCTGATTAATTTATTTCTATTTTCAAGATGTTTAGGTTGAATCTTTTCCTTGTTGCCACCATTGTATGCAACAGCATGACCTTCGCCCATAAGTTTAGCTGTTAGTGTATCACCATCATTAAGTCTAAAATCACCTAAGATACGACCAAACTTACCTCTCATTTCTTCGTTACCATCACCTTTAACTTTTGATATTAAAGTTGAATCGGCACCGAGTAGATGTTTTACTCTTTCTTTTGCAGCTAGACCAAAAATCTTCTCAACAGGATCACTAGTTCTTGATTCAGGAGTATCAATGCCCATAATTCTTACTCTTTCATCATTGAGCCAGATACCAAAACCTAAGTCTATGTCGATATCAACGGTATCACCGTCAACAACTTTTCTAATTTTGCATTTATACTCGTACATTTTGATTTTCCTTTGTTTTTTACATAAACTATTTATAAGTGCTTTACAAAACCTTTAGAATATTGTATAATAGAAGAAAAATTTTATGATTCTAAAGAAAAAGAACAAAAAGCGAACAAAATCTCTCAAACAAATCTTAGGAATGAAGATTATTCCGATAAAAAAGACAATTATTTCAAAAAATCGCAAAAAATAAAAGGTTTTTTACCATTTTTCTCTTGACATTACGCTTTTTTCGTGTTAGCTTATACATAATGAACAAAAAAACGCAGAAAATAAGGGTTTTTAAGACAGCGACAGAGTGCGCCCCTAAATTGTTGAAAAATAAGGGTTTTATTCCACATAATAATCCATTTTTTTCTTGCAATATGCTTTTTTTCGTGTATAATGGACACATAATCGAAAGGATATAATACATTATGAAACATCAAGACCTTATGCAAGTTGTGAATGCTGTTAAAAGTATGAACAATAAAGAAATCAACTTGATTATTGACGCTATAAAACAGAATCGTAAAAGATCCTCTGTTCTATCCTCTACTCAATTTTCTGTTGGTCAGAAAGTTATCTTTGGTAAACCACGAAATGGTGGATTACAAAAAGTAGGTGTTATCGAAAAGATGAACCCTGCAAAAGCAGTTATCTCTGTTTACGATAATTTTGCTAACAGAACTACAAAGTGGAGAGTTCCTTACTCTCTCATGAAGGCGGTTGCTTAATGACTGCCTTACTTTCTATCTTAGGAATTTTTTCTATGTTATTCGCTGTAGGGTCAATAGACGGCCCTACTCTAGAAACATCAGGCAATAATTGGGTCGGATGTTTTATTTTCGCAATTGTAGGAATCATGTTTATGATTTCTGCCTTAATCAACCAATCAAAGGAGAGTAAATAATGATTACAGTTCAACCATCAGAAAATATTAAAGACGGTATTGCAAAATTGATTGCCGCTTCTATTGAAGATTACAATAGAGATACCGACAACGAAAAAATGAAAGAAGAATTTGCTAACTCATGGTCAGTAAAAGAAGGACCAAAGTTTATCAAACTTTGTGCTAAACATTCAGTTCATTCTTTTATTGTAAAGAAAGCATTTAAACATTTTAAAGAAGGTGATGTTCTTAAACCTGCAAGTTGGAAAGCACCTGCACTAAATCAACCAAGAGGTAATGTATTACAAGGTAATTACCCTATACAATGGACTGGACCATTATACTTAAAATAAGAAAGGAAAATATATTATGGGAAAAGTGAAACAATGGGCACAAGATTGTGCCGAAGAATATCTAGACAATCTAGAATCAAAAGTAAAAAGTAGAACTATCTCTGTCGACCAGGCAGTTGATATGGCTAAAAAATCAGATGTTAATTTTGCCTTAATCGGTTTTGATGAATATGGTTTTGAAGATGACCTATATTGTTATCTATCAGATTCACTAAATCAAAAAGGCATGGAGGTATTACAATGATAGACACTAATCAGATCATGAGCGAAGTAATGATAGATAATACAGTTGAGACTATTGCAAGAATGGATTTAAAACAAAGAGATTTGTTTATTGAAGTTTTATCAGATAAATGGCCTGAACTTGCAAACAAACTATCAATTAGTATTGAAGCAAATTTATTAGAAAAGGATAGTAATTATGATTATTAAAATAGATGATGACGTAACGGTAAACAATAGAGGTAGTTTTAGATCAGGAAAAATAACTGATATATCTCTTTCACTATTGACAAATGACCCTGCAGGTGAGAATGGTATACAAACACAGATATATGATACCGACATGGGTTACAATGGTTCGATAGGTTATGTAACAGAGAATGGTGACCAATATTGGGCATACTTCTCACAAATTGAAAAGGACATATAATGATAGGTGAAGAAAGATTTATTACTGCTATATTAACACAGGCAGTTGAGGATGCTTCTTATACAGGTAAGAGTAAGAAGTATTTGAAACATAAAGTTGACGCCATGGATTGGTTATTAAACGAAGATAATGAAGATCATGATGTCTTTATAAATTACTGCACTATGATAGGCGTATCGCCATCTAGAGTTCAAAACAAAGTTAGGGTTCATTTGAATCCAAAACTAACAACAAAACAAAAAACAATTATGAAAGGACTACATTAATGATAGATTATAAATTTAATGAGAATCAAATAATACATGATATTAAAACTTATGTTGACAAAACATATGATTCACATTATGCACAAACCAAAAACTATCAAGCGACTGAGATTATTATAGATCAAGGTCATGGCACAGGTTTCTGTATGGGCAATATTTTAAAGTATGCTCAAAGATACGGCAAGAAAGAAGGTCGTAATAAAAATGATTTAATGAAAGTGATACATTATGCAATCATACAATTATCACAAGATCATTATAAACATAACTATAAAGATGATTCGCCTTTACAATCACCATTGATTGAGAAGTATAAAAATGTTTAAGTTTATTCTAGGTATGATTGTCGGTGGATTTATTGTACATATAAATCCTGATATACTGATAGACATACTTGCGTTTCTTCTACAATTAGTCTCTGGTTCCAAGCTAGCTTAGGTTGGTTCTTGGAAGGACGCACATGACTACTTATAAAAAATAAGATCCTCATATTTGGGGGTGTAGTTCAGTTGGTTAGAACGCTTCCCTGTCACGGAAGAGGCCGAGGGTTCGAGTCCCTTCACTCCCGCCATCTCATAAACGCATAGTAGCTGTATAGGACTAACAACACAAACCGATGGCAAAGCCATCTATATATTTGTGAATGAAAGGAATACTATGCAATCAATTATACACTTCTTCACATCAATGGGTAAAGTCTTTGGCGGCGATAATTTTGATACTGTGGATCCAAATCTTGTTCGCTTCTTCAGAACTGAATATGGCTCAGGGTGGAAAGAAGAACTCAATTTTCACTTATACAACAACAATCAAAAAAAAGGAGATTAACTAAAATGAGAAAATTATTAGACTATTTTAAAAATCTAAGTCAATCACCTTTCCCTAAAAAAAAGGAGATTAACTAAAATGAGAAAACCAATATGGGCAGGATCGTCAAGCTCACAAAGTTTCAAATATTCAAATCTAAATCTTTTAAGAATAGCACTTGCAGGCGCCACATCAGGTTGGCAAAGTAAGAGAGTATGTTTATGGTAAAAGAACTTTTAGAATGGATTAAAAATTATAATCTGTATGAATCAAAAGAACAGATTGTTGAAAACTATTTAGCGAAATCAAAAGATCACGCTGATTTAGATTATAGAATGAAGCAATTAGATCATGCTTCGTTTAACGGAAAAAATCACTCATTCTTGTATAGACATCTATACTAGAGAAATTCTATAAAAAAAGTATCTCATAGCCGCCGCCTAGGTGATTTGTAGAGGTGCGTCTGTATGATAGTACCCCCTCGATTTGAGGGGATACCGTCTAATATTCTTAAAACGAAAATTTAGTTCCGATTGACCACGAATGTGTATCAGTAACAGAACCTTCATTATCCGCCATTTCAGTTTCAGCATATAACTTTAAATCTGCTGAAAGATCGTGTGATAGACCAACAGTTGTAAAAGCACCTGTTCCTTCTTTATCGCCATATCCGACAGATAACATTTTAAAAGAACCAGCAACTTCCCATGCTGTTAAATCAGTAGCAGCGTCTTTCATTGTATAACTAGAAGCGATAGATAAATCATCGCTAATCTCAGTAGTCATTCCAACACCATAATAGAATGTATCGTTAGCTTCATCAGAAGCAAGACCACCAGATATACTGACACCATCTACAACATCTACTGAAGCAGACCACTCATAAGAATCAACGCCATCTTTACCAGAAGCACCATCAACAACACCTAAAGCGTTAATTGAAACTTGTCCTAATGATTTCGAATATGCGATTGAGTTTGAACTTCTTGTTCCATAAGAGAACGAAGAACTACCACCATATACTTCAAAGATACTTGCTGTTGTAGCAACATTATCTGTAAATGGATGTGATTGACGACCTACTGATATATCACCTATACTGTTTGCACTTAGACCAACATATGCTAGTCTTGAATCAAAAGTGTCGGAACCAGAATCATCTGTATCCACACCAACTTCTAATTTTGCAAACCCTATAACTGATTGACCTTCAACACCAATATCGTCAATATCAATACCGATTTTAGAACCGTTATCTTCTAACTTATTGTAAGCATTGCCAGATGAATCTTCATCATTTGACCACTTGTAATTGAATGTACCGTAGGGCGTTATTTCAGCTGCGGTTGCAGCTGTCGTGAAAAGTGCTACTAGACCAGCAGCAATATATTTAATCATTTTACTTTCTCCTTAATTGAAAGAGGTTTTTGATATCTCGCTCACTTTCGTGTCATGATATATTGTTTTATTTATATGTGTGAGGTATTAGTTATTGACGGGAGCGTTTGCACGCCATTGATAACAAGACCAATATCTTGCTGTTGTCTTATCTTTGGCAGTATCACAATTATGTCTTGCACGAAAAGATTTTCTACGTGCCGGGTCATCTCGTTTAATACTTAAACCTGTTGTATCACCAAAAGAAACTTTAATTACATTACCTTTTTTATTCTTTACATAGACATAGAACTTCTTACTACCACCTCGTATCGGGTCATTTAGTTTGACCTTCTTACCTTGATACTCTGCTTCTGTAATCTCTAAATCTTTATAAGTGTTTTCACAAAGACAATCAATTGCTTCTACTTGTTTAAATGTTTTCATATTGAATATTTATAAGAGATTTTTCCAGAGGATTTTTTTTGAATTTTTTTCTACGTTTTTGGCTGAGTTCCAACATAGACAAAGGTCTTATTGCAATACCCACAAGTAACCTGATTACTCTGTCCAATTCTATAATATACAAGAGGGTGATCCTCTGCTTCTCCACAGGTCACCTCTCTTGTATGCACTATTTCTTTACCAACCGCCATCATTCTTTGCTATCTTGTCGTCAACTGTTTCTACACGATTATATTCGCTTTTATCCTGACTAATCATATAGCACATGGCCTGTATGTCTTGTATCATATTGTCAATAGCAGACTGAGACGCTTTTGGTATACCATACTTCATATTCTCTAGTTGATCTGCTTTCTCTTTGATAACTCGTATCTTTGATATAAAATCACTTACTTTGTGTAACAATGTCCTTCCCCTTATTAAATAATTCTAACTGTATATTCTTATACCTCGCCTGCGTTTCTTTCTTGCTCTTTCTATGCTCTCGTAAAGTCATACTATGTAAACGATCTTTTACTTTGAGTTTTTGTTTTTTGAGGTCTGTAATCAATTCTCGATTATGATAATTCTTACGTTCTAGATTCTCGATTTGTTTATCTAGATTTCTATGTAGAGCTTGTGCTCTGGCGTCATAAGCAGTTGTCATATATTCTCCTTCTCCAAAAAAAA